ATTGTAGTGCAGAAATAAAAACACCAGGTCTTTCATCAGGAAGTAATTTAAGTACTGAAATAGTCAATTGTAGCATTGATATAATTGTTCCAACTTTGTCTGCAGAACAAAATGTAAATATAGAGCCTGGAATAGTTAATTGTAGTGCAGAAATAAAAACACCAGGTCTTTCATCAGGAAGTAATTTAAGTACTGAAATAGTCAATTGTAGCATTGATATAATTGTTCCAACTTTGTCTGCAGAACAAAATGTAAATATAGAACCTGGAATAGTTAATTGTAGTGCAGAAACAAAAGCACCAGGTCTTTCAGCAGGAAGTAATTTAAGTGCTGAAATAGTCAATTGTAGCATTGATATAATTGCCCCAACTTTGTCTGCAGAACAAAATGTAAATATAGAACCTGGAATAGTTGATTGTAGTGCAGAAATAAAAACACCAGGTCTTTCATCAGGAAGTAATTTAAGTACTGAAATAGTCAATTGTAGCATTGATATAATTGTTCCAACTTTGTCTGCAGAACAAAATGTAAATATAGAGCCTGGAATAGTTAATTGTAGTGCAGAAATAAAAACACCAGGTCTTTCATCAGGAAGTAATTTAAGTACTGAAATAGTCAATTGTAGCATTGATATAATTGTTCCAACTTTGTCTGCAGAACAAAATGTAAATATAGAACCTGGAATAGTTAATTGTAGTGCAGAAACAAAAGCACCAGGTCTTTCAGCAGGAAGTAATTTAAGTGCTGAAATAGTCAATTGTAGCATTGATATAATTGCCCCAACTTTGTCTGCAGAACAAAATGTAAATATAGAACCTGGAATAGTTGATTGTAGTGCAGAAATAAAAACACCAGGTCTTTCATCAGGAAGTAATTTAAGTACTGAAATAGTCAATTGTAGCATAGATATAATTGCTCCAAATGTATTTGAAGTAACAAATATAAATTGTCCAATTTCTGAGGTAATTATAGTTGCTTATAATCCAATTATAGAAGTGTTAGCAAAAAATATTGATAAAACTTTTATAGCTGAAGCAAAAAATAAAAATTTCACAGCTGAAGCAAAAAATAAATCATTTATAGCTGAAGCAAAAAATAAAAATTTTTGAGGTAAATATGAATTTTATAAAGCAGCCTGATGAAAAATTTACAGTTTCCATTAATTTCAATTCAAATCTTGAAGATGGAGAAACAATTGATACATACACAATTGAAGCAACTCAAGCTGGAGAAATTCAAGAAAATTTAATAGATAGTTCATCTTCACAATCAGGATATGTAAATATAAAAGTAAAAAATGGAACTAACAATACTGATTATAAGATAACAGTAAAAATAACAACTTCTGACAATAATGTGTATGAAGAGGATGTAATAATGCAAGTGAGGGATAAATAATGAAAACCAAACTTATAAAAGCTGTATCAACTGAATCAGTAACATTTGAAGAGATAAAAAAACATCTAAGACTTGACTTAGATTATTATGGAGAAGATGACACATTTAAAATGTATATAAAAGCAGCTAGAGAGTTTGGTGAAGATAGAACAGGACATGCGTTTGCTCCACAAACATGGGAAATATATCTAGATACTTTTCCTGATGTTGATTATATAAATTGGTTTCTTGGTCCTCTTACTGATGTTGATTACATAAAATACAAAGATAAAACTGGAAATGTTATAACAATGACTGAAAATATTGATTATCTAGTTGATGTTAATACATTTCCAGGGAAAATCTTTTTGCCTGATAGCAAAAGTTGGCCATGCTTTTCTGAATATCCTTATGAGGCTGTAACAGTAAAAGCTACATGTGGATATACAGGAGAGGAACCGTATATTTTGCCTAGTAATTTTAAACAAGCAATGATGTTACATGTTGGATATCTGAATAAATTTAGAGATACAGACATTCCAAAAACACATCTTTACACAATAGAAAACATGTATATTACCAGAAAGGCTAAATGGCTATGATAAGTGCCGGAGAACTTACAAAAAGAATTACTATTCAGGTTAATTCATCAGCTCAAAATGGTTTTGGAGAAGAAATTCCTACATGGACTGACTTAACAACAGTATGGGCTAAAATTGAAATGACATCAGCACGAGCAGAAAATGTTGAAACATTTAGAAATAATTTAACAAAACAAGTATCTACATATGAATTTACTGTGAGATATCGAACAGATCTAGATAGATATATTCGAATAAAATATAAAGATAGATATTTTGAAATAAAAAATATAGATAATGTCGAGCAGGCTAATCATACTTTAATTCTATTAGGGGAGGCAATTGATTAATGGCTAGGCAAAGAAGATGGAGCGTACGCGTTGAAGGTGCCGAAGAAATTGTAAAAATGTTAAAAGGGATGGAAAATGAAGCAATAAAAATATTAGATAATGCATCTAGTAAAGCAGCCGATCCAGTACTTCAGTCTGCAAGAAATAAATGTCCAGTAAAATTAGGGAAACTTAAAAGTAGTCTACATAAAAAAGAAGAAAAAAACAGAAAAAACACAAGAAAATCGTATAGAGTAACAACAAAAGGTTGCAGATATGCAATGATAGTTGAATGTGGTTCTAAAAAAATGGCAGCTAAACCATTTTTAAGACCTGCGCTTGATGAAAATTTTAGTAACATAAGAAGAATAATCAATCAAGAAATAATAAGAGGTATTGACAATGCTCTTTGAAGAAGCATTATTTAAATATTTATCTACGTATGCAGCGTTATCTGCTTATGTAGATAAAAAAATATATCCACTTGCAATTCCAGAAGATAAAAAATCTCCAGCTATTGCATATCAACAAATTTCATCAAGAAATATTGATTCACTACAAACTAGCTCAGATGCTGGTTATTTTAATTATCAGCTCTCTATATATGCAAATACATATACAGAAGCAAAAAACATTGCAAAAGTACTTAAAACAGCATTAAAAGACTATACAGGAATTATGGGTGGATCAGGTGGAGTAAATATAGGAGCAACACATAAAATAGGTGATGACATAGATGGACAAGATGAAGAAACAAAAGAGTATTCGGTAAAACAAGAATACTCTTTTTTCTTTGAAAAATAAGGAGGTATTTTAATGGGAACACCTGTCGCAGGCAAAAGCGGTAAAGTAACAGTAGGAGCTGCAACAGCATTAAACGTTACAAACTGGAATGCAGATATAGAAATTGACATGATAGAAACAACATCGCTGGGTGATAGCTGGAAGACAAATATAGCTGGTCTTTGCGGATGGAGTGGTAGTATCGAATGTTCTTTTGATAGTGCAGATACTACTGGACAAATTGCATTACAGAATGCTGCATTAGCAGGAACTGATGTAGTACTAGCATTATTTACAGATGCAACACACAATTACGCCGGTAATGCAAAAATAAGCAATATATCGGTAGAAGATCCTGTTGATGATAAGGTATCAATTTCCTTTGACTTCACAGGAAACGGAGCATGTGCATATACATAAACTTGAGGTGATGTAAATTGGGAGCAATTGCTGGAAAAATTGGAGCTCTATATATTCCTACAACTGGAACTAGTGTTTCGTTTACAGATGAAGCATGTACAGATTCAGGAGACCACACAACTTATTACATTACTAATGATGTTAAAAGGTATTGGGATGAATCGAGTGCATTAACAGTAAAAGTTGATGGGAATGCAGAAACAGCTGTAACAATTGAATTTGCAGGTGGAAGAATTATATTTGATACGCCATTGGCTGGAATTGAAACAGTAACGGTTAGTGGAAAGTATTATGCTATGTCCGAGGAAGGCGGCATTGCAAATTGGAATATAGATATAGAAATAGAATTAACAGAAGTAACGTCATTAGGTAAAACGTGGAAAGAATATATTTCAACTTTAAAAGGTTGGAGTCTATCAGCTGAAAAGTCATGGTTTGACGGTGCTTTTATATCGAAAACTGCAAAAATTGCAGTAGCTTTATTTGTTGATGAAGCTTCTGACATAAGATATGACGGATTTTGTAAACTTAGCAATGATGGAATAGAAGATCCTGTTGATGACAAAGTAACAGAAGCTCTAGATTTTACTGGAGATGGAGGATTGTATTTTAATACAGTCTAATAAAAATAAAAATAATAAACAAAGGTGATAAAATGAAATTAGAAGGTGTATTGATAGAATTAGGTGGAGAGCAACATGAATTAAAATTCACTCATAAAGCAATAAAACTAGCAGAAAACATGCTAAATAAAACTCTTGGAAATTTAATTGATGAAAACATTTCTACTAAGGAAATAGAAGTGCTAGCATTTGCAGGGTTGATGCATGAAAAAAATCAGTCATTAACTCAGAATAAAGTAATTGACATGATAGATGAAGTTCCTACAAATTATATTACAGAAAAAATAAGTGAAGCATATGTATTAGCGGTAGGTGGCAAAAAAGAAATAAAAGAATTCTATGAAAATAAAAAAGAAGATGAAGCAGATCAGGATGAAGATGAAAAAAACTCGAATGGGATAGCATAAAATATTGGGAAGAATCAATTAAAATTGCTATCCAAAATCAAATTTCTCTTGATGAATTTTGGGCATGGACTCCATCAGAATTTGCATTCATTATCAGAGTAAAAATTGATAAAAATAATGATGATTACAGAGAAAAATTAAAAGACCAGATGAGACAAGCTTATTATAATCAAATTTTGACAAGAACTAAAAAATTAAAAGATCTAAATTACTATCTAAAAAATATAGATAAAGCGATAGATAAAGCTTTAAAAGAAATAGAAAAAGAAAATAACAGAAAAGAAAAAGACAAAGACATAAGCGATGATGAAATAAAAAAATTAGCACAAAAATTTGGTATAAAAAGCCCTAAATAGGAGCTTTTTTTTAATGAGGTGATTTAATTGGCTATAATTCGGAATATAGTTGTAAGAATAGGGGCAGACATCGGCCAATTGAATAGACAACTTCAAAATGCTCAATCAAGTTTTAGTAAGCTTTCTGGTAAAATGACAAGCATTGGAACAAAATTTACAGCAGGGGTAACTGCTCCAGTTCTAGGATTAGCAGGTGCAGCTATAAAAACGGCAGCAGATTTTGAATCAGGAATGAGCGAAGTTAAAGCAATTTCTAATGCAACTGGGTCTGATATGAAAAAGTTAACTGGAATTGCTTTAGAAATGGGTATAAAAACAAAATTTAGCGCAAAAGAATCTGCTGAAGCATTGAAATACATGGCAATGGCAGGCTGGAAGACAAAAGACATGATGACAGCCTTGCCTGGTGTACTTAATTTAGCAGCTGCAAGCGGTGAAGAACTTGGAATGGTATCAGATATCGTAACAGATGCACTAACAGCATTTGGTATGAAAGCAAGTGAAGCAGGAAAATTTGCAGATTTATTAGCAAGTGCTAGCAGCAACTCCAACACAAATGTCGGACTGATGGGCGAAACATTTAAATATGTTGCTCCTGTGGCTGGAGCTCTAGGATATAGTGCAGAGAACACCGCCCTAGCCATTGGCTTAATGGCTAATGCAGGAATAAAAGCAAGTCAAGCAGGTACAGCATTAAGAGGTGGATTAACTAGATTGGTAAAACCGCCTAAAGCTGCTGCTGCTGTTATGGATAAATTAAAGATAAGCATTACAAAAACAGATGGAAGCATGAAAACTTTTGCTGAAGTTATGGTAGATCTCAGAGGTAAATTCAAAAATCTAACAAAAGCACAGAAGACATCTTATGCTGCTTCACTATTCGGAAAAGAAGCAATGTCTGGTTGGCTAGCAATAATTAATGCCAGTGATACAGATTTTGCAAAACTTACAAAAGCAACTAATGATTACAATGGAGCTGCTGAAAGAATGGCGACAACAATGCTAGACAATCTAAATGGTGCAATAACTATTTTAAAGTCTAGTATTGAAGGCCTAATGATCCAAATTGGAAATGTATTAATGCCAACAATAAAAAAATTAGCTGGATTTGTACAAACATTAGCAACTAAATTTGCTGGTGCTAATGCAAAAACTAAGAAATTTGTAATAATTGGAGCATTAATAGCTGCTGCAATTGGACCTGCAATTTTATTGATTTCTGGGTTAATAGGTTCAATTGGAACAATAGCAGGAGCAATTGCAACAATAGGAGCTCCAGTTGCTATTGCTATAGCTGCAATTGTTGCATTAAGTGCAGTTATATTAAAAGCAAAATTTGGAAGCTTTACAAATGCATTTAAAACAATTGCAAAAGGTGTTATAGAATTTGGTAAGAATGTAAAATTAGGAATACAGTTTTTTGTAGATGGATTTAAAAATGCAGGGGATCCAAAAGCATTGACTGGAAACTTTGCAAAAATATATGCAGCTGGAAGTAAAATAAAAGATTTGGTAACTTTAGTTACTCCGTATATTGCTAAATTTAAGAATATGCTGGCAAGCAGTTTTAGCAAGATTGATTTTAGCTCAATAATGCCGGCTTTAAAAAATCTTGGAGAATCTTTTAAAAATCTTTTGCCAGTAATTAAACCAATAATAAAAATAATTGCTATCGATTTTATTTCTAAAATTGTATTAGTTGCTGCTATCCTTCCAGGGATAATACAATCAATAATTAATACAGTTTCAAATTTAATTGAAATTGGAAATATAATAAGAAATGTAGTTGCGCTAGTAGTTGCTTTATTTAAAGGTGATTTTAAAAGTGTTGGAAAGATATTTGGCGATATATGGGAATCATTAAATAACATCGCTAAAAATTCATTTGATGGAATTTTGTCAATTGTTGGTGGATTTATAAATAATATAGTTGGTCTATTTACAGGGAACTTTGATACGGTTCCTCAAACATTTGAATCATTAAAAAATTCTATAGCAAATATATTCTCAGCAATTGGTAATGCATTTGTAAGTTTTGGAACATGGATAAGTACAACATGGACAAATATGTGGAATGGAATTAAAAATTTCTTTATAGCTATAAAAGATGGAATAGTATCTATTTGGAATGGGTTTAAATCAGGTGTTATTGCCATTGTTACTAGTATTGCAACAACTGTAGTAGGCTGGTTTACATGGTTGTATAATCATAATTATTATTTTCAAATGCTTGTTGATTTTGTAAAACAAAAATTTACTGAAGCAAAAATATTTATTTCTACCGTATGGACAGCTATTTCTACAATTATTTCTACTGTTTGGACTAAGATAAAAACTACTGTACTAAGTGCAGTAAGCACTGTATATTCGTATATATCTACAAAATTTACATATGCAAAAAATACAGTAGTAGTAATATTTAGTGCTATAAAAGCTTATATATCTAACATATGGAATAAAATAAAAACAGAAGTGTCTGCAAAATTATCTTCAATAGTAGGTGTTTTTACATCAAAATTTGGAGATGGTGAAAATGCTATTATTGGAGTTTTTAACAGAATAAAAGATAAGATAACTGGACTTGCAAAAGAAGCTTTTAGCTGGGGTGCTGCAATAATAGGAAATATAAGCAAAGGCATAACAAGTAAACTTGGAGAAGTTAAAGGATCAGCGACAGGTGCAGCAAAAAAGATATGGGAAGTTCTTGGATTTCATTCTCCAACCAAAAAAGGTCCTGGAAGTGATGCTGATAAGTGGGCACCAAACTTAATTAAGATGTATGCAAAAGGTATATCAAAAAGTAGTAGTCTTGTAAAGAATGCTTGTATAAAAATAGCGAAAACATTAGATAATACAATGGCTAAAAGCACTATAAAGACAATGCTATTTGATGTAAAAAACTTAGATAAAGAAGGTATAAAAGAATACTTTAAACAACTTGGTGACCAGATAAAAAATTATATGCAGGATATAAGCAATAGGACAAAATCATACATGGATAGTTTTGATTTATTTGCTAAAGTTCAAAAACAACTTCCTGCAGGTGGTTCTAATTTATTAAATAATTTAAAAAGCCAGGTTAGTGCACTCTCAGAATGGAAAAAGCAATTATCTGTTTTTGGTAAAAAAGTTGGAAGTGGAATGCTTTTTGAAAAAATAGCTGGACTTGGTCCAGAAAGTTTATCAGAATTAAAATCACTCAATAGCATGACAACTGCTCAATTAAAAGAATATCAAAGTCTATATACAAAAAAATACAATATTTCAAATGAGCTTGCAAAATCAGATTATGACAGAGAACAACTCAATTCAAGAAAAATAAATGACATAATATTCAATATAACTGGTAATACAATTGCAGAAAATAATATTGATAAGATTGTTGAACAGATATCAAAAAAATTGAAACTAGCAGGTATATACTAAAATGGCTTGTATTATACAAAGTGATGAAATAAGAATAACATTCCTGGAAGTTATAAAATCTATTCCAGGAATGTTTTGTTATAAATTAAAAATTGAAGCACTTGCAAACACTAAGTTTAAGATTGCAAATTTTACATCACCGCATGGGGTAATTTTTAAACCTTCTGGAGAATTTTTAAAAGATACATACATAGATAAATATAAATTACTAAAAGATACAAAAATTAAAAAAGATATTGAAATAGAAGGATATATTGCTTTCTATAAAAATGAAATTGCTACTTTATCTCCAGAAGTTTTTTATAATGACTCAGGACATAGAATAAGGCGTGGTAAAAAACATGGCACAGCATGATGTAAAAATAGAAATTCTAATGTATTTGAATGGTGGAACAGCTGGATCCGGATCAACAACAACTCAAATTAAATTTACTGATCATGGCCTTGAAACTGGAGATTTTATTGTGAACACTATGAGGCGTACAACATCACAAAAAATTGCTGAACGGGGTTCAAGAAAAATAATAAAAGTTGATTCAAACACAGTTAGTCACTCAATAATTGCAGGACAGACAGAAGATGATGGAATAAATCTATTTCATTTCACAGATATTTCTACAAATGTTCTTCAGCAAAGTTTTAAACTAAATAAAAAAACTAATGGTGAATATGACTGCTCATTTGATGTTGAAGTAGCAAATACTGAAGGAACACTTGAATATAATATTTATGCTGGACAATATGTAAAAGTTTACATAGATGATGATGTGAAATTTTCTGGGGTAATTGATACAGTTGATCGGGTGCAATTAAGCAAACTTGAAAATAAATTATTATTTTCCCTGAGTGTAACAAATTTAAAAAATGTATGTTACAGAAGAACAATAAAAATAAATTATGAGACTGATGATTTAACAGATGAAATTATTGAAGATATGGTTGATTCTTATTTGTATCAAGAAGGTATTGAAAAAGGTACTATTTCAGCTGGAATTGCTCTTGGAGCTGATTGGGTTGATATTATATCGATAGGGGATCTAATCGATGAATGTGCAGCAAAAAATGGTTTTCAATGGTTTGTTGATTGTGATTTCAAATTACAATTTTATGATAATCCATCATCAATACCAGCCTCAGTATACAATCTAGATGATGATGATGAATCATTCACTGATTATCAAAATGTTAAGATCAGTGAGTCAATCGATAATTATGTAAATAAAATTATTTGTGTTGGAAATATGGACAACAATGGAAATACTATATATACAATTAGGGGAGATACTAGAAATACAGATATGGTATTTCAAAAAAATAATAAACAGAATACTATGCAATATAGATGTGCAGGAACTGGTGTATTTGGATATGTCTATAGAGATTCTGGACTAGAGGAATATACAGAAGCTATTGCAGCAGCTGGAACTGATGAAGATTCTATTGTATTAACAACACATGATTTAGAACCTGGTGACTTTATCTATAATTTGACCAGGAATGCAGTTACATTTGTAATTTATGTTGGTGCTAGTAGTATAGATGTTGAAACAATCTCAGGACAAACTGCTGGAGATACAATAATATGGTATCCATCAGCAAACATAATTTCCAACAATATTTTGAAAAAACAAGGTATTACACCACGCACAATCCAATTTGATACTGAAGAAATTGGATTTGAGCCTGGAACTAAAATGTTAGTCAAATTAGCTGATATGGGAATAACTTCTGATACATACTGGAATATTGATGAAGTAAGTATAACATCAACAGGAAACAAATATTTCAAATGTCATGTGAATGCTGTTTTAAGAGATAATGATGAATTTTCTACACAAAAAAATCCAAAAGGTGTTGAGTTCTTCAAGGGGATATAATTATGGCAAGTAAATCTAGCAATAGAGCAGGATATGGACAACTTAATGGAGCTAAGAATCCAACAATTACAAATTCAAGTGTAAATCCAAAATTTCCTCGAAAACGTGACATAAACGTTAGAGATGGGAATATAGAGCAATATGATGGAACTAGCTGGAATCAGATTGGCGGGACTGTACTTTTAGCAAGTGGAACAAACTCAGGCAATGAAACATTGTCGGGAACTGCTTTAACACTTATAGAAAAGACTATAAATGCAACAACAAACAAAACTTATTTACTCAATTTTTGTGCAAAAGTTGGAAGTGCAGGAAGTACTTCTTTTTCAGTCTATGTCGATGATGTTTTAATTAGATCCTATACATTTGATGATGATACTATAAATTTTAGTAAATTATTAACTTTAGCTGCTGGAGCTAGAGTAATTAAAATAAAAGCAAGTGGGACTGGAACAATTGCAGCTGGTGATTCAGAGTTAGGGGTGTATCTTTAGCTTTGCTTATTTTGATACAGAAAAATGCGGATGTGATTTTGATACTGGGCAATTGAAATTGACATATAATTATAAACAGCCATGTACATTTATTATTTACTACGGACAATTACAGTATTCTGGAGTATCAGATTATAGTATATATAATTTTATAATTGCGAATGATATATCGAGTACTACAGAAGTTGAAAAGTGTAGGAATGATGGGTGTAAGGTTATACAATATCGTGCGTTTGGTTCTGTATTTGAAGATAATGAAACGTGGCTAAATTCATTCAAGGCTATTATGAAAAGTTATAGAGATAATGGATATGCTGATGGTATCTTCTTTGACGAGTGCGAAATAGGATACTGGGATTTATCCTACTACACAGATCCAGATAAATGTGAAATATTTTATAATGCATTAAAAGAGTTATGTGATTATTGTAAAAATATTGGACTAATTACAGTTGTAAATGGTGTAAGAGTCTTTGCAATTTTAGGTGACTATTGGCTATGGGAATCATTCGCAGGTTACTGGTCAACAAATCAATTGAAATTTGATAATGTAGGAACTGGCACAAGAACAGTTGCAAGCAATGGTACTATAACATATGCTTTAAACTTTACTGAATGGACACTAACAGGAAGTTGTACTATTTCAGGTGGTAAGATTGTAAATGGTACAAATGGAACTGTAGAAATAGAAATTGATATGGATTCATACTTGGAATCTGGAGATGAATTAAGTACATATGATTTTATATTTTTTGAATGGTTTGGAAGCGGATCCAATGATAGTACATTAGAAATATACTGCTGGTATAAACAAAATTCTGGTGATGATTGGACAGCTATGCCGACTAAATTATATTCTGGTTCTCCAGCAGTTTGGAATGGCATAAATAAGCAAGGTAGATTTATAAAATTTCAAATGATCTTTAATGGTGCAACTAATCTAATTATAGATAGTTTACATTTGTTCTATGGATATGTGTATCCATACTATGATATGACATCTTCAAATGGAGATGCCGACATAAACCCACAAATGTGGAATTATAATAATGCTCAACTTGCTTATATTCTTGATAAACAATCAAAATATTATAACAATGCAAACAACAGTAAATGCCAAGTTTTAGCACATTGTTATGGTCTATTTTCGGATACATCAAAAATAGAATATATGTTCATATTATCTAAAGTTTTTGAACTCTCTGGGTGGGATTTTACTCATCCGCTTCATCAGATTATTACATATACGGATATGCTTGATGATCCATTTGGATTATTATTAAGTAGAACTGATAATGGTGATGGAAGTTACAGTGCAACATTTACAGGATGTAGCATAACAATTGATACAAAAAATAATACCTATTCCCTCTCCCGAACTGAACCATCATACTGGTATGATAGAAAAATTTCTATAGATGGCACTATGACAGATTGGGCTACTATAACAGCTTCTTATACGAATAGTAATAGTGCTACATTACATTTGTATGCATTTAATTTTAATACAGATTTTTCTTCTGGAACTTTTTCAAATGTTACTGCTGCAAATGGATATTTAGAGTTAATAGATACAGGTTTGACAGGCACATGGACTAGTCTAGAGTTAACATATAGTAGTGGTAGATTATTCAAGCTTATATCATGTGTTTTTGGTGCAGCTGCTTCTGGTGTAACATGTGAAATAAGGTTTAAAAGGTCTGATGATAGTTGGAGTAGCTATATTGGTTATTCAGTTGGAACGAATGATAGTTTGGATGAAGAATTTAAATCATGTCAAAGTAGGATTACACTAGATGGCGATCAATGGACAACATGCTGGGCATATACACTATATTACAAGGTTGAATTACTAGAATGTCTTAACGTTCGCAATGTATATATTGAAGATGATAATTCATATTTATATTTAAGAGTGAAATATAATGATGTTATAGACATGGATACGCATGTTTATAATTTGTATTTTTATACGAAAGAGGATGTAAATACTGGCTTTATAGGTGACTGGTGGGAAACTAGTTACGGGGTTCATTTTTATCTATACAATACGTCTTTGTACAGATGGAACGATTCACATGCAGATAGAACCGATGTTGCTGGATGGGAATATCTTGGACACATATTTGATTATGCTTTTAGTGCAGATGGAAAAGAAATTGAATACAGCATAAAGAAAAGTATTCTAAAAGGACTAACAGCTGAAGAAATAAAAGTATTTACTCTTGTCTCAGAAGCTTCCACAAATTATGCTGCTTTAATCGAACCAGATGGAGTTAATACAACTGTATCTCCTGTTGGGTTCGATGGAGAAATATTATATACACAGACAGAGTTTAATAATTTTGCACCACATGGATATTTTAGATCCGAAGAGATTTATTTAAATAAAAATAATGCTGGATTTATGATCGAATTTGATAAAACTACTCCAGCAAGCACTACTGCAAAGATGTACATAAGATATAAAATTGCTGGACAAAATTGGTCAACATGGGCAGAGGTCTCTGATGAATATACATATAGTAATAAAATTGTAGCAATGCAATATTGTTGTAGTATGTCTACTACAGACAAAGCAGCTACTCCATATTTTGAAAATATAGTTATAACAGAATTATAAATTTAAATATAAAAGTGATGTGATAATTATGGCCTATAGTATTTATTTAAGTCCTTCAGTTCAACATAATAATATTGGTGTATCTAATTATGGTACTGAAGCTAAAAGATGTAATGAAATAGCTAATTTTACAGAAAAAGAATTAATAAGGCATGGTATAAAAGTTTATAGAAATAAACCTTCTATGACACTTGCTCAAATTGTACATGATAGTAATGTAAAAAAAGCTACAATACATGTAGCCATTCACACAAATGCTTATAATTTAAAAGCTAGAGGCTCAGAAGGATTTTGTTATAAGTTGGGCATTAACAGTAAAGGTGAAAAGCTAATTAAATATATTTATAAATATATTTCTGGATTAACACCTACAAGTGACAGAGGTATAAAACAAGGCTTCAATTTTTATGGTACTGATAAACATATATATGAATTGGCTATGACTACAATGCCAGCAGCTTTAATAGAATGTATATTCCATGACAACATTGAAGATGTAAAATGGATGCTTAGTGGTAATAATATTGAGCTTATAGGTATTGCTATAGCTAAAGGCATATTAGAATATTTTGAAATAACATATGAGCCTTTAGTTATTAATAATTTAGTACAGAATTCTGTAATGTATAGGGTAGTTACTGGAAGTTTTAAAGATAGAAAAAATGCTGAGGATAGAATTAATGATTTAAAAAAGGCAGGATTTGAATCTTTTCTAGATATATTTAAAATAAAATAACATGGAGGATTTTGCAATATGCAAGAATGTACACAAAAGGATTTGATTGAAAATATAAGGCTGAAAATATCTGATATTTCTAATAAATTTGAAAATAAATTTAATGAATTACTTGATAAATATAATGAGCTTAAAACAAAAACAGAATTGCAAGAAGAAAAAATTTCCAGTATAAAAAATGATTTTAAAGAATTAAAGCAAACTGTAAAAGAAGGGTTCGAAAAAGCTGAAAAGAACATTGAACAAAAGATAAATGAATTGAAAGATATAATACAAATTAATAAAGAAGATACAAAGAAAGAAAATAGTAAAATTCTAATATGGGTAATTGCTGCGATGGGTGTTGTTATTTTAGGAATGGCTGTTTATATTGCTACAGCTGGGAAATTTGGAGGTTAGTTATATGAATAATAATTCTAAATTAATTATAATAATAGCTTTAATAGTTATGATTACTTTGTTTGTTATGTTTGATAAGGTAAAAATTAGTTTTATTGGGTTTGATTTTGATAATATTGGATTTTTACTTTTAACTGTGCTTGGATACAATGCTGGAGCAAAGTATGGAGTTAAGAAAGCAGAAATAAAAAATAATATAGATATTAAATAAATGTTATTGAATTTAGTTTGCGGAGTATTTGGGAGTTGATATTCCAGTATACATCTTAAAATCAACTCCCAATTCTTCACATTTTTCATAATCCATTTTATTCACCTTCCTATATCAAATTTTGTACCTGTATAATTTATATTGGTATCTATATACCTTTTGTATGTTTTATTCCTCGGCCCTGTCTCATGGCCTAAAGCCTTTTGAAGTAGTACTCTTTTATCATCAGCTTTGCTTTCAATTTTTAAATTAATCTGATCGGCGAAAACTTTTCTAAGTCTATGTGTTTTAAAACCCAATTCATTGGCTTTTTTCATCAAAGTAACTTTACTATGGAATAATTTATTGTTGGCTCTTGGCTCTAGTTCTTTTAATTTCTCGTAAACATATTTATCTCTTATTGCTTTTATAGTTCTTGTTTTATTACCTTTTCCGTGCTTAACAGTTACTTGTATCCTGTAATTATCTAAAAATTTTATATTTTCCTTTTCCAAATCTGCTATTTCTGCAATTCTTAAACCAGATATTTCTTGTAACCTAAATGCTACTTTCTTTCTAAGTTCTTTATTATTCATAAGATTAATTTTCATGTTAACTTTTTTTAAATATAAAGTTGGTTCTATTTTTCTTTTTGGCTTTTTAGTTATTTTGTGTAATTCGTTTAATTTTACTGTAATATCGTTATAATATATATCTTGTGCTTTATAATAGTATTTAACAGCTTGTTTAGTCTGGTTTATATACTTCCTATCCCTGTCTTTTAATTTATCAGGATATTTTACATAGTATGCTAGTCTTAAATAATATGTTTTTGCTGTATCTTTACTAAGATTATTGCTTAATAAATATTCTATATATTCTTTTTTTGTCATCATAAATTATAAACCCCCCTGTCTTATATCTCTTAAATTCGATATAAGTCAACTATATATAGACATATATACAGTTCGTTCACCTAGACATACAACATGTCTGCCTCACTCACTATATATATATCTATATATAGTAACTACCTATATTTTTTATTTATCTGTAATACTTGTTATATCTATGCTATAGCTATTATTCTATTTTGTATTTTATTTAAACTATTTTAGCTATTATATTGACTTCTACGACTTACAATTTATGTATATTGGTTAACTATCTATCAAAATAATATCTATAGTTCTATGTCTATATCAATGATTTCATTGGTTTTCCTATTTTCTATACCACCTATAATTTTTAAATTTTCTTTTGTCAATTTCTTATTCTTAATATTATTTATCATCCATTTCTCAAATTTAAAAACCTGAATGGTAAAATATTCTTTGCGCTTTTTAACGATTGCCCGTCCTGGTGTCTCTGGTAATTCATCCGCTCTCTTGTCATCAAGCACAATTAAGCTTGTTGCTTTATCTGCCTGAAAGCATACACGGCATCCAAACATTGACCGCGTTTGTCCTTCTAATACGCCAACATCAGGACGTTGTGTTCCTGCCACAATGTTACACCCTAAGGCACGACCTAACCTAGCAATACTTTTCAAATCTTTTTCAATATCTTTTTTAAATGCTTTTTCTTCTTTATCCGTCAACCCATCAACATCAATCTCCAGTGCTTCTCCTAATTCATCTATTATCAAATATTCCCTTTTCATTCCTTCACCTGTAATTTTGTTATAATCCTTTAAATTTTCAGCTCCAGCATCGAAGAATAATTTCTGTCTCCTGATGATTTCTTTTTTAAATAATTTTAATACTTTGCTAAAGTCATTATGGTTTGTTATCACCATTTCACATTTATTCATGAATCTTTTATAGTCTAGTCCACCTTTGCCGATATCTACGCAAAATACTTTACATTCATATTTTAAAGCCATATAAGCTATAAGCTGTATCAATTTACTCTTTCCCCCACCTGGTAGACCTCCAATTAAAAGATTAGCAAAATTATTAAAATTCAGCTGCACTATATCCCCTGATCTTACATCAAGACCAATATTAAAAATTCCGTCCCTCTCCAAATATTCATCATCAAAAATTTCTACATCTTTTACATTGCTTTCTTGCTGCAATATTAGCCTTATAACTTGTTTATCTTTTGTACCATCAAATTTATCTATGCTTATATTAAAAACGCTCTCTAGTTTATTCTTAAATGATTCTAAGGTATTTATATCTATATAGGTCAACAATGTTATATGCTTATCGGTGTATTCTATAACCCTAGGATAAGTATTATCTCTATGCTTAATTCCTGCTAAGTCGAATTTGTAATCATACTTTTTTTTTTTCTTCTCTTCCTGCCGATCGGCATAAGTTTTGATACTACCTAATAAAAATAAATATGCTACCCATGGAGGTATAAATATAAATATTCCCCATTTCATACCAGTGTATGCCCACAATGCCAAACCAATCAAAGTTGATATTCCAAATCCTATATATAACCTTTTATCCTTTTTCCAGCTCCATATCTGTCTAAATCCATTGACCATCAATACCACTCCTGACTTAAATATAAATATAATTAATTTATCTGCCCATTTATAAATCATGCTACACCCCCGATACTTGCTTAACTTGTAGTTCTTCAACCATGCTAAACATAAAATTATATAAAAATTCTCCCATTGCTAGCATATTCAAAGGATTATAAATAATAAACAATATCAATGCAGACATTAAGATCTGTCCCAAAAGTACGATTATTTTTAATTTATCTTGTGTTAACGTTTTTATTAAAGCAATAACGACTGCTATCACTGCACCGTAAAAAAGTAGATGTTTAGTGCTGTTATAAAAATCTGTGCCAAAATTAGGATTTATTTTTATAAACATTGGCATAATGCACAAGTTTAAATATTTATCTTTAATTGCTTGTATAGCTGTCTTGCTGTCTATTTCTCTATTTAGGTATTTTCTAGTTATCATTTTACCTTCTTTGCTTGGTTGCTTTCCTTCAATTGCCAGTGTTGCTCTCACATTTCTTTCAATTTTTTCTATTTCTAATTTATTCATAATCAATGTCCTCCATAATTTTATTGATTACCATGGAGGATTAGATATATAATTAATATATAAATCCTCTATGGATTTTGTTTGATAAATAGTACCTAGACTCTGATCGGTTATGGTGCTATTTATTTTTTCGTTTTTTAAATTTTGATTAGTAGTACTTAATCAATACTTTTATAATTCTTATACATATCTTAAATAATTTTACAGTTATCTGCCTAAGATAAGGGCTTTACGCCCCAATCTTATATTTTATGTTTTATGCTGCAAATTGATCTGGATAAGCATTCTTTATGTTATTGTGTAATGTATTTTTTTCTGTTCTTGTTAAGTTATCAATGCTAATATTTTTCCATACACAATTAATTTGTCTATATAGTTTATTATTTTACTGAGAAGTTTTTTCATTTTCTTCCTCCTCAATGATCTCTTCAGCACTTCCATCTTCAAACACTTTGTATTTTTTATAGTTATCTTTAGCGTAACTATCTGTACCTGATAAACAATTTGCACATATTACATAATCTCTGCCCATGCATCCATTTTTACATGTTATACAGCATCTCACGTCTTCAGCTAAGAATTCTGTTGCTTCTTCTTCAGTTAATTTTTCACCATTTTCAAATTCATATAGTATACCAACTAAATTTTTTGTATTTTGCATTATAAAACTCCTCCTATTTTGAATATTTTCTTTAAAGCTTCAGCCTTACTTATTTTTAAATTAGTTACATTTCTTGTTGATTTTCCATAATCTATTTCTTTAGTTTCAATTATTTCTAGCATTTCGAGGCAATCTCTTATTTTTTTTGCCTTTGTTTTATCTAATTTAGTCAACTCAATAATTTTTTTATAACCTGTTCCATATGTTCCTAAATACATACTTTTGGGATTATATAAGGCTGATATGAATCTAAGAAAATCTAGTTTTGTAATTTTACTTAAATTACTTTCTAATTTTTTTCCAGCTTGCTTTATATCTATATCTTTAGTTTTTTTATTTAAGTCTGGAAGTCTATTTTCTGATTTTGTTTCCATTTCAAAGCCAATCTTTTTTGGTTTTTTTGTTAAGTTAACTTTTTTTGATGTCAATTTTGATGTTCCATATTTAAAACTTTTTTTTATTCCATCAAACAAATCGTTTTGTTTTGCTTCAGCAATTGGTGCTTCTGTACTACTTGTTTGTTGAAACCCAAAATTATTTTGTTCATGCTCATCTTTTTTATATTCAACATAAAAGAGTATCTTGCATATTTCCATTCCAACAGTTTTACATACTCCTACGAACCAATCCATTCCAGTTCTTCCTACTCCAAAAACTGTATATGTAGCATAAGCTGATATAAAGAACAATATAAAAGTTAGTGCTAGATAGAGCTTTGGATTATCAATTCCTTCACAATTACCATATAATTTTTGCTTGTATATCTGCATTGTTTTACACGCTGCTAAGTCAAATCCTAATGATATTAATAGTGTCAAGAACAAAGTTATTAATGTTCTTCCTGTTTCTTCTGTTATCTTTAATAATGAATCTATTAGTGGATTTAATCCTTTAGTTGTTTTTACTATGTCAATATTTTTTTCTATCTTACCTTCTCTTGAAGCTATATTTTTATTTATTATTTGCATTTCATCTTTCGCTTTGTTTATTTCATTTTGTATTTTTTCTCTTTCACTTGATATTTTGTTATCTATAGAAGTTAAATTAGTTGTATTTTTATTATTAAGTTCTGCTTCTGCTTCTGTTAATTTATTGTTCAATTTAGAAAGTTCCTTTGACTTTTCAGATCTTAGATTATTTTTTTTAGACAGGTATTTATTACTATAACTATTTATCTGCTTATTATAACTATTTTCTGTATTTTCAATTTCTTGTTTTATTACAGCTATTTTGTTATTTTTTTCTTCTATTGATGTTTTATTATTACTATTTTTTGTTGTGTTTAATTCGTTTATAATATATTTTTTTTCTTCTGTTAAATTGTCTATTTCTGTTTGCTTATTAATTTTATCTTGTCTCAATTGATCTAAACTTTTTTTATTTTCATCATTACCACTAACTTTTTCAGCTTTTTCATTTTCAAACTTATTTACTGTGCTTATTTCGCTATTCATTGTATGAATTAATGATATAAAAGTAAAAAATAGCCACAGTATAAAAATCATACTTTTTTTGTTATTCAAATTTATTATCCTCCTTGTATTTACTACAGAGGAATTATGTATTATAATTTCTTCTGTAGTATAGTAATAGTGTTTTAATTAAAAGATAACTTGATTCAAAGGGGTTATCTTTTAATTATTATATTCATGTTTTAATTGAAAAATGTTTCCACTTTATTTAATTAAAACATGAAATTACTTCAAATCTTTAAATACTGCTTCCATTCCCTTTTTCCCTATTTCATCTTTAAATTGTGATAAATCTGTTTTCTTGCCAAACTTACTTATACCGTATCTAATCAATAATTTTATTGCAAAGTCTTTGTTGGTTTGTAATTCCATAAAATCCTTTATATCTTTATCAACTTTTTCTTTAAGTCTGGCAAATATGTATGTCAAATTTTCTCACCTCCATTAACTAAATTATATAATTTTGCTTTCAAAAATGCAAGCTTTTTATTTCTTGCTAGCAAGAAAAAACAAAATTTTGTTTGGCAAGAATTTTGAATCTTTGCCAAAGCAGCTAATAGTATTTGCTAGCAAGAAGATTTTAAAACCTAGGCAAGAATTTTTTTCCATCAATTTTGATACAAAAAAATAGAGATATCTCTAACTATCTCTATTAAAAATTTTCTTTGCCATTCATAACAATTCAAAACCAATTATACCTTGTTTAATTATTATATATTATTCTTGCCAAAGTCGCTAATAGTATTTGCTAGCAAAACATTTTTATTCTGATAAATAAAAATTTAATCCACCATCTTTTTTAATGTCTATTCTATAGAAAATTTCTTTTAACATATTTCTTTTTAAGCAAACATCTGTTTCGTTTATAAAGGCATCATATATTGTTTTAATTTTTTCCCTATATATTTCTATATCAATTTTATTATTTTTTATATTATCAATTTCTTTTTCAATTTCATTTACTTCAAACGTTAGTTCGTTTTTTCTTTTTAATGCTTCATCTTTTGTAAAAATACCAGTAATGAAACCTTCTTGAATTTTTTTTATCATGCCAGGTATTTTATTTTTCTTTGCTAGCAAGCTATTAACCTTATTTATATTGTTTTCAGCAACAAAGTTAATTTCTATTTCACTATTCATAAATTGATAGAGAATAGATTCTATTTCTTTTTCAAATATATTAGACTTGTATTGTTTTGTTTCTTTACATGTCCCTGTATATTTTATTGCTTTTCCACATGCATAAGCATACCAATTTTTACGAGATGTTTTTATTTGCATTGATGATCCACAAGAACAATGCAAAATTGATAATAAATAATACTGATAATATTTTTTTGACCTTCTGGATGAAGTTTTATTATTTGTTGAAATAGATCTTCTTTTTATTTCAGCTTGTACTTTTTCGAATAGATCCTGATCAAGAATAGGGGAGTGTATGCCATTATAATATTCTCCATCAAATTTTACATACCCAATATATTTTTGATTTTTTAAAATTGCAGATACAGTTGCAAATTCAAATTGTTTCCCCCTTTTTCCACTTATTCCGTTTTCGTTCAACCAGGTGCATATTTTTCCTATGCCAATTCCAGACAAGTACATATCAAATATTTCTTTTACAATCTCTGATTCAGCATTATTTATAATATATTCTTTACTTACAACATCATATCCAAATGGAGGACCAGATGTTATCTTTCCATTTTGAGCTGCTTTTTTTTGTCCTTTTTTTACATGTGTTGCTAAGTTTTTTAATCTCCATTCAGCAAGAGCTTTTATTAGCACATTAGAAATAAATCCTGCATTTCCAGCTGGAATAGGTTCCGTTATTGATATAACAGACACATTTTTTTCTTTTAAAATTCTTTCATACTTCATGCTTTGCTCAGTATTGCTCATAAATCTGTCATATGTATGTACCAGAACAATATCAAAATTTTCTGATTCAGATATCATTTCTTGAAATTTTGGTCTATTAGCATTTTTTGAAGAATAGCAATCATCTATATACATTTTATAAATACTTAAATTATTATTATTACAGTAATTTTTTAGTTCATCCTCTTGAGCTTCGATAGAATAATTATTTCTTTGCTTTTCTGAACTTCTCCTTGCATATATAGCAGCTCTTAATTGTATTTCATCATTTATCATTATTTAAATTTCCTTTGCAAATATATGTATTCTTAATCCTGGTGATTTATCTTTATAAGGTTTGAATATTCTTTTTATTTGTGCAACTAAATCATTATAACCAAAAATTTTTACAGAATTTTCATGAGGAACATATCCAATATGTGTGTTTAACTGTTTGCCATCTCTTTGATATACACCAATTACTTTTATAGCATTTTTCCCATATTTATTATCTAATTCTTTTTCTAATATAATACTTCTATCCGATCCATTTATAAAATCAATTACATTATTTATTCTATATGACACACCAGCTACTTTTATAAAATCACACACTTTTGTATATCCTTTAGGTTTTTTTGTATAAAAATCAATTATATTATCATCATAATTTGAAGATATATTTACAGTATTATAATTTTTTTTTGGAGTAATATAATTATTTTTAATATCAGTATAATATTGAGTATCTTTTTTAAAATTGTCATTATTAGTGTTCAATATATTCATAAGTCCATCTAACATTTTTTTTAAAAATCCCATTGTTTTCTCCTTTGTGTAATATTTTTTTATTATTATTTTGTCTTTTTTTTTGTTATAATGTCATAATAAATGTAGGAGGGTTTTATTATGTCTAAAATAAAAAAAAATAAAAAAATAGTCAATATAAAATTACCAAACAAAAAAATTCCTTGTATTATAAAAAAGAATAAGTTTGAAGATATTTATTATATAAATTTAAATTATAAAAAAGACTCTAATTCCAGTTTATCAATAGTAAATTTATATTAATTTTATTTTTGAAGCTTTTTTATAAATTTCATAACTTCTAATAATTCACTTGCAGTAATTTTATTTTTTTCTGCTTCATCGATAACAAGCAAATATTGATCATCACTTTCTTTTCTTTTTTTTATATCAGAAAATCCTATTAAATAGTCTATGCTGCAATTAAAAATTGAAGCAATCTTTTTTAACATTTCCAAATCTGGTTCTCTAACTCCAGTTTCATAACCACTGTAAGTATTTCTAGCTATTCCAAGCTTTTTAGCAACTTCTTTTTGAAATAAATTATTTTCATTTCTAAGCAACTTAAGTCTATTTTGAAAAATTTTTTCCATATTTTAAAACCTCCAAAAGTATATTATACCCTGTAATTAACTGCTTTCAATAACATGTCGCCATTAGAGAGTAAAAAATAAAAAAAGGCGTTGACAAGTCGCATAACATGAATTAATATATATAATATAGCGTGTCGCAAAAAGAGACACGCAAAATAGGAGGTTAATATGAGTTTATTTCCAATTAGATTAAGAGAACTTAGGAAAGACAATAAGTTGAAACAAAAGGATATGGCTGAATTACTTAACATATCGAGAAATACATTTTCCAATTATGAAACGGGTAATAGAGAGCCATGTATTGAGAAAATAATAAAAATTGCATTAATTTTTGACTGCACCACTGATTATCTTATAGGTGTAGATGAATATTTTAAAAAAAATGTCTCATAATATGCCTTTGGAGTGATAAAAATGACATATAAATACATCGATCCAGATAAAATAAAATTCTTTGATAAAAACAAAAAAGAAATAACAGCAGAAGAGGTTAAAAAAATTATTGATGAAGTAATAGCCCCAAGAATTTTAAATCTAATCAAAAAAAATTATTCAAAAAAAATTAAATCATTGCAGGGAGAAGGTTCGCCTTCTCTCTAGATTTAAATAAAGAGGTGTTTTTATGAAAACTACAATCTATATAGGATTCAAACAAGAACAATTAATTAAATATAATTTAAGTCTTGATGAAGCACTAATTTTAAGAACTTTAAAGGATATGTATTCATCTAAGAAAATGAAAAAGGATAATAAAAATCGTTTATGGTGCAAACAAGATTATTTACTTAAGGAGATTCCAATAGTTGGAAGTATGCGAACTTTACAACGTAAATTAGATTCTTTGGTAAAAAAGAATTTTATAGTATGTGATATAGTTCATTTTTTTAATAACAAAAAGGGTAATTTTTTTATGGTTGATTTACTTTCAAATATAGATAAATTAGATGATTACGATGATTATGAAGATGATCAACTAGATGACAAGTTGTCATCTGGGTACATGACAACTTGTCATGAAGGTACACGACAAGTTGTCACAAAGGTAGACGACAAGTTGTCATCTGGGTACATGACAACTTGTCGTAACAAAGATCTTACTACAACAGATCTTACTACAAGTAATCTTACTACAAGTAATCTTACAACAACAACAGAAAAAGAAAATGAGGAAAAAAAGAATGTTGTTGTTGTGAATTCTTTAGTGGATGAAATTTTTATTAATACTTTTATAAAAGATTTTGATAATAAATATAACTGCACTATTGATTATAACCATTTAGTTCAACTATATAAAACAAAAGGAAAAGATTTAATAATAAAATATTTTGATCATTTTCAAAAAATAATAAACAGCTATATAAACTCTGGAAAAACAATAAATTCATTAGGTGCTCTTTTTAAGAGCTGTGTATTAAACGAGTACACAATACCAAAATCAAAGGATGGAGTAGACACAAATAAGCCAATTCAAGCTACAAACTATGAACAACGTGAGTATTCTGATGAATTCTTTGATGGCTTGTATGCTAATTTAGAATATATAAAATAAAGGAGGAAAAAGTAATGAATATCAGTGATTTGATAACAGAGAAACATGGATTTACTAGAACATTTGCGAAAGAAATGACTAGGGCAAAAAATAATAGGTTAAAATTAGGCGATTTCGATATGCTTGAGTGGGCTAACTCAGAATGTTTGAGGATATGCAAAGTAAAAAGGGATGGGTCACTGGAAGATGGAGCAGCATGTGAAGAGTGCGAAATGTGCGAAATAAGCTATATATATCTAGCAATAATTAAGCTAGGAATGATCGAGGAAGTATTAAGAAAGGCGGTTAAGAAAAATGATTCAAGTGATTAAAGTAGATGATCAAAAAGCAAGTGAAATAATTGAGCAGAGAGAACCAAGAGGAAAGTTTTATACTATTTCAGAAGTAGACGGAAAAAAAATTTATGTTGGCATTGATAATTATTCGGGGGATGCCTGGACAGAAGATTTTAAGTCGCTTGGAAGCTGTAAAAGATGGTTAGGAGGAGGTGAGACATGATTATTCTTATAGCAATATTTACTGGAATACTTTTAATTATAATAGCCAGCGATTTAAAAAAAGTAAAAGAAGAGGAAAAAGAAATTAATAAAAAGCTAAGTGAGTTATAAAAATTTTAGTTTAGAAAGTTGAAAAGGAGTGATAGTGATTATGTACAAGATAGTTGAAAAATTAGGTAGCAGTGAATCAGAATTATTAGGTATCTATAATGACAAGCAAGCTGCTGATGATATGCTGAAATACCTAAATGATGAAAAAAATAAAAAATTTAAAGGGATCTATTCAATTAAGCATGAAAATAAAAAAAGCAATAATACGACAGATAATGGAATAATTATCATAGATAAATCTGATATAAAAGATAAAAGAAAAACAGGGAATCATAGTGGACATCTGTATGACTGTAACATTAAATGCCCGTTGTGTGGGGGAAATACAATTATACAATATGATCACCCAAAAGATAAAGACATGATATTTTGTAATAACTGTTTTGAGTACGATGCCGAAGTAAAAATAAAATAAAATGGAGCTGATTACAATGGCAACAGGAATAAAAAATTATCTAGGTAAAAAAATTGAACAAACAAATAATATATGCAAAAATGCAGATAAATACATACAAGCGTTAAATTTAAATAAAAAATTAAACATAATTTATGGAAGTGATAGCAAAAGAAATAAAAAATCATTGATAAAAGGAGAATATAAAGTAATAGCTATATTTAGAGATAAATTTCATTTAGAAGGAAAAGTAGGAATAATAATTGTAAATAAAAATGATATTGTTGATGGAACTTTCAAAGAAATATAAAAAAATTAACTCAGATAAAAATAAAAAGGAGAGATTACAATGTGTGAAAGAGAATATCTAAAAAAAATAAAAGTAGCAAAAAAGTGTGAAATACATAAAATAAATTATATTAATAGATGTCCACTATGTGATCCAGAGACAATAAAAGATAAAAATATAAAGGAATTAGTTAAAGACATAAAAAAATAAGAGCCTTTGACATAAGCAAGCCCTCAGAAATTTTAATTAAAATTAACACTTAAATAAATTATAAATGGAGGGCTTGATTATGTCAAATACAATAAATTTAATAAAAAATTACAAGCAATATAAATCAAAAGAAGAACTGATAAAAGCCAAAATAGAAATGTTGAAAGAATTATTGACATTGAACGACTTATCAGATTTTTATTGTAAAAAACAAATATACAAAAAGCCATTGATTAGTAGACCGACAGAAGCCCAAGCAATATCAAACACGGATGAAAAGAACAAAAATAAGTGTGATAAATTAGCAAGAGAAGAAATAGCAATAGAAATTAACGACTTAAAGAGCAGATTATTTGCAATAAAATATAAAATAAACTCAATTGAAATTGCAATGGAATACTTAAACAGGGAGGAAAAATACATAATTGAATGTATTTTCCTATACAAAATTAACTATAATAACCTACTAATAAATTTACAATCAAATAAAGAATTTAAAAACAAAAAAGTATGGTGCAAAAATACAATAATAAACATAAAAAACAATGCTATAGATAAGATGGATCAGATTATTAGTCCAGATTTAGCGATTAATTATAATTATGCAATAGAAAATGGATAAGGTGATACGATGAATAAAAAAAATTTTAATACTCTAATAATTAATAAAAAATATAAATTAAAATTATTAGAAGATGTAATAATAAAAAAACAAGATAAAAAACTATTTAAAAAGTATCAAATAATATCAAAAAATATATATAAACTTTCAATTTTGAATAAAAAAATAAAGAAATCGATAAAAATAGGGGAATTAACAAAAAGAGAAAAAGAAGTATATAACTATATATGTAAAGGAATGACAAATAAACAGATAAGTGAAAAATTATTTGTCACTGAAAATACTTTAAAAAAGCACGTGAGCAATATATTAAGTAAAATGAATAAAAATAATAGAAGTATGCTTATAGTTAACAGACTAAATAATAAAAGAGGAATAACAAGTTATATATAAAATTAGTGATAGCCTAAAATAGGCTATTTTTTTTGGACTAATATTGGTACTTTTTTAGTATGAAATTGAGATGCATTTGTGATGTATTTAGAACATTTTTGCACCAATTTTGGTATTTACAATGACATAAATAAAGGCTAATATTAAAATAAGCAATTTTGTATAAAATAATTTTAGAGCTAACCAGTGATTTTTATATGCAGTAATCACTGTTTTTATAATTTATGGGATAAAATTTTGGATTATTACACTTTTCTGTTAGTTAATATATAGATTACTGCATATAAAAGTATCTGGAGATTAAAATGGGCATAGGATTATTGCAGATATGTTTTAGATGTCGTAAGATAGCTAAAAAATGGTCAGCTAAATGCAAATTTTGTGGAAAAAGAAGAAAATTGATTTATAGAAAAATAAACGGTCTTAGGACTGTTTTTTTAATTAGAAAGAGTGATATAAAAAATCCAACAAATAACAAAAAGCAAGTAAGATAAAGAAAAAAAATAAAAGTTGTAAGTCAAAAATTAACAGTATATAAAATAGTGATAGATACTGTATTTGATATAAAAAAATGAGTTAAAGAATTCTTATTCATAACCTTGAACTCATTAAAGGTAAAAAAAATATGAAAAAACAACCTATAAGAGATTTAGAAGTAATTGAGTCTATAAAATTGTATTTACATGAAAATAATAGATTAAGAGACAGATTTTTATTTGTTCTTGGAATAAATTTAGGGAGAAGAATTGGAGATATAATAAATCTTAAGGTAAGAGATATAAGATCCAGAGATCACATAAATTTAAAAGAACAAAAAACAGGGAAGACAGCGAGATTAAAACTTACTCCAAAGATAAAAACAGAAATAAAAAGATATTGTGAAGGAAAAGAACAGTCAGAATTTTTATTTCCATCTAGGCAAAAGAAAAATGGGAAAGAAAAAGCAATATCTTATGATCGGGCCTATCAAATTCTGATGGATATATTTAAGAAATTTAAAATAGAAGATGGTGGAACACATACACTAAGGAAAACTTTTGGCTACTGGTACTACCAGAGGACAAAAGATATTGAAACACTTAGAAAAATATTTAATCATTCTAGCATACAAGTAACAAGGATATATATCGGCATTGAAGCTGATGAAATAGATAACTCAATGATTAGTTTTGGAGGACTGTAAGATGAAAGAATTCAAGGTTGAAGTAACAGCAAAAATTGAAGTTGATGGAGATAAACAAGTAATTACAAAAAAACTTGGATATAACAATTATGAAAGTAAATGCAAAGATTTTGTTAAGCAGATACAAGACATAATAAATAATTTTATAAATGCAGAAAAAGAAAATAAAGGGAGTAGCAATTGAGTAATACTTGAGTAATACCTGAGTGATACTATATTTAAAAATTAACCTTAATTTTATTATATCTATTGACATACGTATCAATACGTATTATAATTAAATAGTAAGCTAAATAACCGAAGGGAGAAACCAAATGTCATCAAAAGAAATAATCGAAAGACTTAATCAAAATGGTTGGACTTTGGTACGAGTAAAAGGCAGTCATCATCAATTCAAACATCAAAGCAATAACAATGTAGTGACTGTTAAACATCCTGAAAAGGATACTCCAAAAGGTACGCTTGCTAATATTAGTAGAAAATCAGGCCTGAAATTTTAGGCCTGGTTCTCCTATTGAAATATGTATTGATACGTGTTATAATGAATTATAATAATTGGTGAGGTGATTTTATGTTAACAGATTATTGTTATCCAGCAGTATGTTCTCCAGAAGGCACGGCAATAAATATATTTTTTCCTGATATTGATGAGGCATATACATTTGTAAACGATGAAAAAGAAATTGCTAAAAATGCTAGAGAAGTATTAGAATTAAGCATTGAAGGAAGAATAGAAGATAAAATAGAAATACCTGACCCACGCAGTATAAAAGACATAAAGTTAAAAGATGGGGAATATGTAATATTAGTAAATGCATTAATAGACAATAAAGTTAGATATATAAAAAAGACATTAACAATTCCAGAACATTTGAATAAAAAAGCATTGTTAAGGAATATAAATTTCTCAAAGGTGCTAACAGAAGCACTAGAAGAAACTTTAAAAGTTAAATAAAGCCGAGAGGCTTTTTTTATTGCCAAAATAAATAATAAAATATATAATAGTTTAAATTTTTTATTCAGGGAGAAAAAATAAATGTGTGATATTAAAAAGTTTTTAATTGCATTTGCAATAATAGCAACAATGGTAACAATGTTTTTTATTGGAAGTATGAATAGTAGACTTGAAAAAGTAGAAGCTTGGCAAAGAAATGTTGAAACTACTGGATTGATGGATTAATGGCAAAAAAAATATGCAATGAACCAGGTTGCAATGAACTAATGTTATCTGGTACATACTGCAATAAGCATAAATCAAACAGACATAAATTTTATAGAGAAATAAGAACTGACAGAGAAGAACTTAAATTCTATAGTTCTAATTGCTGGAGAAGATTGCGAAATTATAAAATTAAAATAGATCCACTGTGCAAGGAATGTTGGAAAGAAGGAAGAGTTACAAGAGCAACAAGAGTTCATCACATAAAAGAAATAAAAGAATGTCCTGAATTAAAATTTAATCTGGACAACTTGGAAAGTGTATGTGATAGTTGCCATAATAAAATTCATAAGATGAATAAAAGGAAAAAATTATGAAGTTAGAAGGTATTAGTGTAAATATAAAATTAGATACATCAGGATTAGCCATGGCACTTAAAAAGTTAAGTAAATGTTTAATAAATAATAACTTTTTAAACTATCAATCTTTATGTTTAGATCAAGATAATATAAATAATAAAATAAAGGCATTGAGGATTAAAAGAGAGGAATGTAATTTTAAATGAAAACAAAATGTAATAACTGTAAAAAAGAATTTAATATTATATTACAAAGCTTAATACTATCTCCTGCTAAAATAGATAATGGTGAAGTTATTGAATATTATTTTGTTTGTAAAAAGTGCAATACAAAGTATCATTCATACTTTGAAAATAAGGAATCGCTAAGTATTCAAAAGCTAATAGATGATACATGCGCAATTATAAGAGGAATTGAGCAGAGTAAAATATATAATGTAAAGACTAAAGAAGAAAAAATAAAAGTAAGACATGAAGAACTAGAAAAGTTAAGAAACAAGAAAAAGCTTATACTTGAAGAACTGGAGAAGAAATATAAAGATTATGTTAACAATACATAAATGTAATTTAGATAAAGAAGCTATAAAGTATCTTGAAGTAATAAAACATTACTTTGAACAAGAAATAAAATATATTAAAGCTGGTTGTAAAAAAACATATACACCAAATCAGCTTACAAAAATTTATGAAAGTTTATTTAATAGAATAAGTATAAAAATTCATGAAAGACAATTGTTAAATAAAAATAAAAATAAAAGAAAAAGAGTTTATATAATATACAATGAACGATTAGCAAGAGATTACAACATAAAAGTTATAAGAGCTTATGATAGTGATGAAGCACTAGAATATGCACGAATAACATTAGAGGATGAATATCATGGAGACAGAAGTGTTACATGTATATTAAATTGTACTGATACAGGGATTGAAATAAACGACTGAGAGGTGATGAGATAAGGAATGATTATAGTATTGATCATAATAGCTATACTAGTATATATAATGTCATGGTACGTATTATATCAGATAGATAGTTATATAGATAATGATAAGATTATATACACTAATTCTCAAACACTAGACTATGTAATTATTACAGTCTTATATATAGCTGTTCCATATCTCATAATAATTAAGCATGTATTGATTGAAGTAAGAGAGAATAGTGGTAAGCATGTTTGAGGCTATTACTGTATGTAGTTGTGCAGCTGGTTGTATAATAGTAGTTATAGTATGTCCAATCCTAGCAAAGATAATAACTGGCAAAGACTGGCAAAGATAAGATATAAATATAATTAAAAGAAATACATAAAATACTAAATAGTAATTTATGTATTTTTTTATTATTAATTATAATTTTAATAATTTGGTATATAGTGGAGGTAGGGGTATGTAAATCTCTAGAAAATGTAATTTCTAGAG